GGTTCGCAGCACGGCCGCAGGAGCACAACACGCTCATCAGCGCTGGCGACATCATCCGCGTGCAGCTGGCGCGTGACAACACCACCTACGCCAACTCAGTGCATGACTACCTCTACCAGGTGGAGCGGATCACCAAGACACTGGCGGGTGATGTGAGCTATGAGGCCACGCACTTTCCGATCGACGACCAAGGCCGCAGCCTGATCGCATTGGATGTGGCTGCTGCTGTTGGCACCGGCATCATCCTGCCAAGCGGCCGCACCGGCGTGAGCTGTGATGTGAACTCCAGCAGCGATAACACCATCCCGGCTGAGACGTTCACGGACGCTGATGGTGCTGACCCGCTGGAGCTATCACCTAGCGGTGGCGGGCTGGGCTTTGATGATTCAGCGCCGACTGGCGACACCGGCAACACTGACGATGGGTTGGATGTTCCTGCATTCCAAATGCAAGCATTCCCATTATCAATTGCACCACCGGCCGGATCAATCATTGTGCCAGTTGCCGGGCCATGCGGTGCATCCGGGGTGGCTGTTGTTAATTGGTACGAGAATGGAGTGCTAGTAGCAACCGTTGACTACACAGGCGGCACTCCTGTTTATACGGTCCCTGTAGCCGTTAACAACCCGATCGGATTCTTCCCTGCGTCTACTCTTGGGCCAAATTCGGTCGTCTTACAAGTAGGTGCTGGGCCAACGATAACATCAGAACTTACCTGCAACAACGGCATCCAAGTCGTTAGCAGCGCCACTGTTGGCCCTGGCATTGTCAGCCAGAACTACACCTTCTCTGTACTTATTGCCGGCGTCTGGGAATTTAGCTCCTACACCAGCTATACCTATCCACCATACATAGGAGACTTTCAAGGTGCGCCTTCTGCTTATGCCTATGATCTAGCATTTGGCGGATGGTTTGCAGCCAGGCAAGCTAGCAACATCACAGCCGTGCGGATTGAGCAGATTGTTTAGTCATGGCTACCTTCCCTTCCCTAACGCCAGCAACCCGCGCCTTCACGCCAGGCGAGTATCCGCACACGCCGTTCAGCACCTACAACGGCCTGCAGAATCGCGTGCGCCACAGCAACGTGATGCTCAGCAGCTCAGTGCGGCTGAGCTTTATTGCCCTGGCTGAAGCTGACATGCTCAGCATCCTCAGCCACTATCAAGGCCAGTTCGGCAGCTTTGAGAGCTTCACGCTGCCGTCCAGCATCTGGAGCGGCGTCACCACCATCAGCGACTACGAGCTGACCAGTTACCGCTGGCGCTACACGGACCCGCCATCCGTGGATGATGTTTACTGCGGACGTTACAACGTCGAGCTGGCGCTTGAAACCGTGCCGCCTGATGGTGCGTTTGCCAGTGGCACTGAGCTGGCGGTGATCATCACGCTGGCAACTGGAGCTGCTGTGACCACCAACGGCCTGCAGCAGAGCATTACGATCACCTTGGCAGGCGGCTCGGCTTCTGTGGTTGCTGATGGTGGCGGTTACGACTTCTCATCATTCCTATACTGGGATGAAGACCCTTACACCAGCTGGGACTGATTCATGGCAGCTCCCAACATCAAATCAGGCAGCTCCGTTACGACGGTCACCGGCAAGACTGTGGGTTATGCCGTCACTACCTCGATGGCGGCAGCGCTGAGCAATGGCGCCAGCAGCGGCAAGGTGCTGAAGATCAACTCGGTGTACTGCGCCAACGTGGATGGCACCGCAGCGGCCGACATCAGCCTGGAGCACTACAACGGCACCACCGGCTTCGCTATTGGCAAGACGATCACCGTGCCAGCTGATGCCACCCAGGTGCTGGTCACCCGCGAGGCATACATCTACCTAGAGGAAGGCCACAGCCTCCGCGCACAGGCCAGCGCTGCTGGCGACCTGGAGCTGGTCATCTCCTACGAGGACATCAGCTGATGTTGGGCTTTAACGGCGGACTGATGGGTGTTCGGCGCGTGCCAACAGGCAGCGCAGCAACCGGGCTCTGGTTCCAGAATGAGCAGAGCGTGGCAAGGCGTGCGGCGATTTGGCCATCAGCTGGTGATCCAACGCCAGGGCTATCTCCAGTTCTCTGGTACGACTTTGCCGATGAGACTACCGTCACCACATCGGGAACGGAAATCACTGCGGTTACCAGCAAGGGCAGCAGAGCATGGACGCTATCAAAAAGCGCAACAGGTCCGCAGTACGTGACAGGCATCAACAGCAAAAAATGCTTGGATTGGGGCAGTAGCAATCACAACAATTATCTGCGAAATACAGACACGACGACAACGGCTATAGCTGAAATCTACGTTATCATGGATGGGGCATTTGGCGGAACTTATACTAGCTTTGGCGGATTGATTACTAGCTCAAATGATCCCGGGTGGCGCATTAGCGGCAACAGCACTTCTTACAATCAGGCCGGCACCGGCTTTGATCGCGCTTACATCAATGGCGGAACAACCGACAGATTCAGCACATCGCATTTCACTTCGCCAAGCGTTGACGATCCCTCGATCATCCGAATCTTAAATAATGGCTCGGCCTCATTTAACGCGACTCAAGGAGTTCAATTAGGTAACGATAGAACAAACGCCGGTCGTGGCTGGCTTGGCTTGATCGGTGAGGTTATATGTTTCTCCTCTGTGTTGAACAGCACTGATCGAGACTCACTGCAGGCATGGTTGGCCTTCAAATGGGGCATCACGCTGGTCTAACCATGCTCTACTCCCACAACGCCATCACCCCTGCACCCCTCCCCCACCGCATCCGCTTTGCGGACGGCAGCACCCGCACGAACGCCAGCACCTTCACGCCTGACGAGCTGGAGCGTGCCGGTTACAGCGGCCCTTACGAGCGCCCCGAGTGCAACCCCAAGATGGAAACGATCGACTGGGACGGCAGCGCCTTTGTGGTGCGCCCCTACAGCTTCGATGAGCTTCAGGCGCAGTACGCCAAGGTCCGCGAACGGCGCATCGAGCTGCTGCAGTCATGCGACTGGACGCAGATTGCTGACTACGACCTCGGCGCCGATCGTGACGCCTGGGCCGCCTACCGCCAGGCCCTGCGCGACTTGGCCGATGCGCCCAACCCGTTTGACATCGCCTGGCCGCAGCCGCCTGCCATCTCGGCAGAATGAATCCATCTGAGCATCAACTATGGCCAGCCTGATCTACAACTCATTCGTTGATGACATGGCCCGTGGTGCCATCGACCTCGACACCGATACCTTTAAGGTGATGCTGGTCTCATCGGCCTACAGTCCAAACAAAGACACTGATCTCAAGCGCTCTGCCGTCACGAATGAAGTGAGTGGCACCGGCTACACCGCTGGCGGCGTCACCAGCGCCTGCACCGTCACCAAGGACACCGCTAACGATCGCGTCACGCTCAGCTTTGCCGCTGTGAACTGGGCCAGCAGCACCATCACCGCCAGGGCTGCTGTGATCTACAAATCACGCGGCGGACTAGCAAGCGCTGATGAGCTGGTCTGCTATGTGGACTTTGGCGCCGATGTTTCGAGCAGCTCTGCAACTTTTAGTCTGGGCAGCAGCGTCATCACGCTGGCAAACTGATGGCCACCTTCCCGGCACTGGAGCCGGTTACACGCCGCTACAGCATGGGCGTGTTCCCTGTCACCGAGGAACGCGGCTTCGGTGGTGGCAGCATCCGCTTCCGGCATGGCACCACCGCCTACAGCCACAACCTCGAACTGAGCTTCGCTGCACTGACGCAAGCAGAGGCCAAGCTGCTGCGCGATCACTACCGCGAGCAACAGGGCGGCTACATCGCATTCCCGCTCAGCACTGAAGCGTGGGCCGGCCACACCAGCTTCACCGACCTGGTGCCAACCTCCACGCACTGGCGCTACGCCGCACAGCCGCAGGAAGACCACCTATCCGCCGGCTACGTGAACGTCTCGATCAGCCTGATCAGCGTGCCAGCTGTGGTTGCTGCAGCATCTGCCGGCCTGGCCTCCACCGTCACCTGCACTCTGGCTGGTGGTGCTGCATCCAGCCCATAGCCTGAGCCATCAGCGCATCAGCTATGGCGCCCACACCGGAAGACATCACCAGCATCGCCGTGGCATTGCTGGCTGGCTCTGAACTGCTGGCAATCG